GCCACTAGCGCTCCATCAGTTTCTCGACTACATCAGGCGGAAGCGTCTCCTTCTCGGAGACCGGGCACTTCTCGGCAGCGGCGTTGTTGAAGGTCTCCAGCATGTCGCCGACGGCAGATGACAGAGAGATCCGTTCATCCGTCTTCAGGTACCCCAGCTGGGCCAGCTTGTCTGCCGCCACCGTGAAGGCCTCGTGAACATGAGCCTGCAGGAATTCCCGGATGGTAGGATCGTGCCGTTCTTCGGCGACAATCCCCTTCAAGGTCTCAAGCAGGCTCTTGATTCCGTTCATGCAATGATCCCGGACTGGAGGTTCAGCTCCCAGTCGATGCGGATCGTCCCATCCCGCTTCACCAGCAGGCGGGTGGGGTAGAGCGTGAAGGCCCCAGCCAGCACCACCTGCGCACCAGCCTTGGAGCGCACCGTCACCACGTTCTGGGGCTGGGTGATAACCACCGTGCCGTACGTGGGAGACGTGAACGACGTGGTGATCAGTCCGATCGCCAGGCCGCCTGCCTGAACCGTCACCTTGATACCGGCGTCCAAAAGCAGCGTGCCGTCCTCGACCGCGCTGGTCAGTTCGGTCTGCACGCTGATCGGCGCCGTCGTGGCAACGCCAGACGATGCGATCGGGTATGTCCAGCTGAGCTGCGGAATCGAAACCATTTCGCCCTCCTCTCCTAGATCAAGGTCACCGTCACGGTGCCCAAGGTTACAACTTCAAAATCAGTGATGTCCACATCCCCGGTGGTCGGATTGACCTTGGCGGGGGCCGTAGGCACCGTGAAACTCACATGGCTGTACTTTACACCCTCGACCGCTTCCACGATGGCATACACGTCGCTGATCCGGACGGACTCTCCGTAGAGCCGGTGCAGCAGGTGGTCTTCCACGGCCAGCTTCACCGTGTTGCCGACCACCACGGTATCGTACCCATCGATGACCTTGATGGCCACATTGGCGTTGACCACGAACAGGGTCCTGGAGCCGTCGAAGACCAGGATCTGGACCGTGGACTCTTTCATGCTGTCCAGCTCGGCCTTGAGGGCCTGCGCCAGCCCGACCGTCGGGGCGATGTACCGGCCGGTGGCGTCCTCTGTCAGGATTTGCACCTCGACCAGGTTAGCCTTGCAGGCGGCCGAATAGATCTGGTCGAACTGACGCGGCAGGCTGCCCCACGTGATCGGAGGGGTCAAACTGTCGAATTTGATGATGTTCTGGACGGGCACGTTGGGGGCGCCTCCGCTGAGGTTCGTAAGCGGGAGCACACCCGCCAGACCAGTGCCAAGGCTCTCCGCCGTCGCAACAACCAAGGCGCTGGCCGGAACGCTGGCCACGATGGCCGCCACGACCGCGTTGGACGTAGATGTTACGACTCCCAAGCCGTCCGTTGCCAGCTGGACTGTGATGTCCTGCCCGACCACCGTCACCAGCAAAGGCAGAGATGCGCCGTTGTTCACCTGCGCCACTTGGATGGTATTCCCAAGGACTCCGAGAGGCCGGGCTGTGTACGTCACGTTCCCGTTGATCACCGTCGAGTGGATCACCAGCTGGGCCTGAATCTGACCGCAGAAAATGTTCAGGTTCTCCAAGTCCGTGACGAAGTAGTTGTCTTGCAGGAAGCCGCGAACGATGTTCGCACCACCGACGGCCACAGCACCGAAAATGGGGTCGACGAACGCGTTGACGACTGCGTCGTAGTCCTCTTTGGTGACCAAACGCTTGGCGGTTGCGAATACCTGCGGAGCCAGCACCCGGGCCTCGGACAGGGCCATGGCCTGGGCACCAGCCGTAGAGGCCAGCGGGTTGTTCACGACCAGCGGGATTTCGTCCACGCCCACCACGAGCGGAGCCCTGGGCTGCGTGATTTCCCCGGCCAAAACCTTTCCGGAGGGGCCCTTGGAGGTCACATAAGACACTTGGATGTCCGCGCCGTTGGGCGGGATGTTGCCAGCAACACCGTCTCCGAAACGGATCTGCGGCGGTTCCCGGTTCAGCTCAATCTCGTACTCGTTGATCTGCTCGAAGGCCAGGAAGTCGCGCGCCTCCCAGACAAGATTGTCCACTGTCACGATCGAGGTGCCCTCGGCGATGAATTCCCCGGAGAGCACGTTCCTGATCTGGAAGACTTGGTTAGGCGTTCCATCGGAGACAAAGAACTCTTGCCGGGTCTCGCCCTGAATCACGGTCGTGATTTTGGGGCCCACCTCACCGGCCGTGAAGATCAAGGCAGACGTCTGCTGGTAGACCAGCCCGCTGGCCGAGATGTACTCGAAGCGGTTCGGAATCACCACGTTGAACAGCTGGGGAGCTGAGAAGCTCACCGTCAGATCTACCGACGGAGCCACGGCGCCGGGCATCCGGAAGCCGATCTGCCTGCACAGCCGGGCCACGCTGTTGCGTAGCACGGCCGTTTCGAGGAAGTTCTCGCCGATCTGCCGATCGATGTACCAGCTGGCCTGCGACAGGGCGTAGGCCACCGTCTCGACCAGCATGATCCCCAGTTCGGACGCAAAGAAGTTGTTGAAGGTGGTCGGGTCGAACTGCAGCTGCATGAACTGGGTGATTTCTGTGACGTAGGTGTCGAAGTCCTTGCCGAGGAACTTGGTCCTCGTCAGGCTCTTCGCTGCAGGAGGTATGATAACAGGCATCGTTTAGCCCGCCCCAATCAGAACCGGACCAGTTTCCGACGTCTTCCCAAGAGAGATGTACTCCACGTTCGCCGTGACCAAGCTGGGATTGTTCTCATCTTGAAGGACTTCGATGCTGGAAATCTCCACGCGAGGTTCCCAGCGGGTAAGCGCCCCGACGATCTCCTTCTGGATGATCTTCACCAAAGCTTGGTCGACATTTTCGAACAGCTTTCTGCGCAAAGTCGTCCCGAAGTCCGGCCGCATCACCCGCTCACCCTGCTCAGTCAGCAAGATCTGCTTGATGGAGGCGGCCAGCAGCTGCGGAGGAATAGCGCCCAGCGGAACGGCAGATCCCGACTTCTGGAACGGGAACTGGTAGCCTTTGAATTTCGCCACTCCCGGCTCTCTCCTAGCTAGTTACAGCTGAGTATATCTTACCAAAGTTCACGAAGAAACCAGTTTGTTCAGTTACGAACGGAAGCACTTTGGACGTGACGGCATCCCGTCGGCCGTATCCGTGGGATCCGCTCAGCAAGGAGTCCAAGATCTGGAACCGCATCTCGTACTCGGCGGTCCTCTGGGTACCGTTGGACGTGACCCTGGCGGCCACTTCAGCCTGCCGAACCCCGATTGCCGCGATCCGGGCGGCCTTCTGGGGCCCGGTCATCGTCACAAGGTTCAGGGTCTGGTGGAAGGCGACGGCGGCCTGGGCGGCCACGACCTGAGCTTGGATAGCGGCGACCGACAGGTTCCACGGGGCCGCAGCCACGACAGCCAGCCCGGCCGACTGCTTGGTCAGTCCTGCGGCCTCCTCCGTGAGCGTCAGTTGCCACGCCGTATTGTCCGCCGGGACGGGGACAGCGATGGACAGATACGGAAGCTCGTCGGCCAAGCCGTCTGTTTCGTTTGCAGCGCCAAGGAGGGCGCCTCCGAAGAGGTCCGCCTTCCGCAACGGGCCGGTGGATTCGACGGGGTCCGTCGGCACTGCGGGCGGAGGCGTGAACAGCACCCCGGTCGACGTCTTGCCCGCCGTGATGTCCGCAGGCGTGATCGGGGTCACTACCCTACCGTTCAGCCCTTCAGCCTCCTGCTCCAAGCCACCGAGGTACTGGCCGATTCCGAAGAACGTCGCCTCTACGGCAGCCGACTCGGCCTGCTCCTGCGCCAGCTGCGCCTGAAGCTTCGGGATCGCCGCCGCAGAAGAAGCCGCCAGGCCAAGCTCCTCCGGGGTAACTTCCGTCTTGAGGAGGTTGAACTGCGCCGGAGTCAGAGTGTACTTGACCCGGCTAGCCGTGTACGTCGTGCTCGGATTGATCGGAGGAATCGACATTCGCTATTGCCCAAAAATGTTGAAGGACGTGTACAGGCCGGTCGGCGGAATAGGCGGGCTGGTGGGCGATCCAAGGTTTCCGATGTGCTTGTGCTGCAGGTAATCCCGGATGAACGTCGTCCCCACTACGAACGCCTCCTGTGCAGTGGGCGAGAACAACTTGATCTGCCCCGCCGCGTCAATTTGGATCAGCGGAGGAGCACCAACCTGCTTGGCGATCGTGATGGTTTGCTGCGTATCGTCAAGCTTGATGGTCGCTCCGGCGGCCGTGGTCAACGAGACGCTCAGATCCCCGGAAAAATCGCTCATGAACAGCTTGTGCCCCTGCTTGGTTTCCACCACGATTCCGGGCGAGGTGGAGCTGTCGTCGAACAGGATCTTGTGCCCGGACTTGGTCTCGATTCCGCGAACAGTGGGCGGGTTCTCCTTCGTGAACGAGGCCGGGGTGTCACCCTTCATCCACCATCCGCCGAGGTACAGCGGCAGCCGTGGGTTTCCGTTCTCGAAGACCACGTAGATCTGGTCTCCGTTTTCAGGCGGAAAGAACATCCCGGCGTCCTTGGATGCGAACGGCGTGATCGGGTAGGCGTACTCCAACAGCGGCGCCGTCGAGCCAAAAGCTTCGACGATGACCTTGATCCGCCCCTGGTGTTCAGGATCGTTATTGCTGTCCACTTTGGCCCGGTAGACCGAGTAGTACCGGCCGAAAGCCTCCAAGCCGAATTGGACGAAGCTGTCCCAGAACGTCGAGAAACCGCTCATCCAGCACCGTCCTCCACCGACGCAGGGTCAACGACCACGTTCTGCAGCGACGTGGACGTGACTGTGGTAGCCGCCGTCTTGTTGTTGACCGGGCCGCCAGTACGGACACCCTCGCCCGGGGTCGAGTTGCGAAGCCCGGTAATCCGCGTATGGAAACCTTCGGAATCGATTGAATGGATCAGCTGTTTGACCAAAAACTTCCCGTTCAACTTCTCAATATTAGAGCCTACGCTCTGGAAACCCTGAATCTCTATCAGGTCTCCAGGACGGAGTGTGGGCACGCCCACGGTATCGAGGGAAATCTCCCAATTGGCCGCGAACTGGGACGCCTGCTGGAAGTTCTTGGCGCTCACCCTGCTATCGGGTGCGGACACGAACGACTGTACCACCTGCATGCCCGCCACCGCCGCCGCGAACGCCCCGAACGGAAGCGCCGTCTGAGCCCCGATAATAGCTTGTTGAATCTTCCCCAGCTTGATGCTGGCGAGAGTAGTGTCGCCCATCTTTGCCTGATCCGAATTGTCCGACGTGTTCAAGGTCTGCCCGGACACCTTTTGTGTGTTGTCGGTGTCCGGCTTGAACTTGTCCTTCCCGACACCTTCGTTGGTGGCCAGTCCAGAAGCCGCCATCGGAAAGAACGCCAAGTCTGTCGGAGAATTGAAATCGTAGATAGGCAGACGATCGCTATCCGTCAGATTGCCGGTGCTGGCGTTGATGTTGATTCCGTGCCCCCACCGAAAAATAGCCAGCGGATCGCGAGTCAGCCTGTTAGCCAGCGAACGGACGATGAATTGGTCGCCTTCGATCGTGAATGTCAGCTGTCCAGGGATAGACGACAAGATCTGCCTAATGAACTGCCAATCAGTAATCAAAATTTGTTCGAAGTCTTTAACGGCGTTCCACTCGGCCTGCCCCGGGGCTCCGCTGAAGCTCGGCTCCTTGAGCTTCAATCCGGAGCGCTGTACCAGCTTGGATATCAGCGACTTCGGAGAAAACGACTTGTATGTTTCCCTCTGCTGCACGCGCTGGGCCGACGCCAGCCCAGTTCCCTGCGCCCTGAGCGTATACGTAATCCCAGCTCCGCCGAATTTAACATCCGGTTTCAGCAGGAAAAACAACTCGTGATCACGCCCCTTACCGGGAAAGGCCTGATTCGGAGACTTGGTGTACCCGAACTTGACCGCGAGCGTGTTCCCGAAGGCGAACACGTTGGAGTTCAAGAGCGCCAACGCCAGGTCGTTCGACGGCGGTTCGATGTCGATCTCAAGCTTTGGCATCTGATCGAACCCGATTTCCATTTGAAATCTGGTCATCATGGACCGAAAGAACGGCAGCGGAAGGCCAAGATCGCCCGATGCCGTGCTATCCAGCGTTATTTCCGGACCACCGGATGAATAGACGCTCAACTGGGTTTTGTGCCCGACCCTGACCACATCCGGGTCCTCCGGATTTCGCACTTGGTTGCCGTCGAAATCTAGAGAGTACCTGCCGGGTTCGAGCAGTTTCCCAGACTGAAGAAAGATCTTCAGATCGACGTCCGCGCCAAAGAAGTCGAAACCCATTTAGCTAACCTTCGGGACCAGCATGACCGACTGAACATACGCCGGGCTGGGGATCCGCAAGACACGGCCGTTCTTCATTTCGTTGGGGCACAGCCGCAGGTCGTTGACCAGAGCGATCACCCACCACATCTGCGGGGTTCCGTAGTACTGCTGGGACATGTTGTCGATCCGATCGTAGTCCGTGACCGTGTGCTCGATGTCGTCCTCACGCGGAAGCAGCAGCTCGTCCGGACCTACGGTCGGCTCGAAGTAGTCCCAGAACTGGATGTCGCCCTTCTGTCGAAGGAGGCTCCGCAACAGCCAGCTGAACCTGTTGATTGAAGTAGCCATTCGTCATCACCTACCAGCTACCTGGGCGGCAGCATCCGACTGCTTTTGGGCGGCAAATATCTGTATCGCGCCCGCCAAATTAAGTTCGGTGGACGCGATATCGAGTTGTATCCTCGTCGGCGGACCCGCCGGTGCTGCCCACTGGACGCGCTGGTTGTCGCCCCTGCCTTGGGAGCCTGTGAACGCAGCTTGAAGTTCGGTCGCGCGCTTCATTTTAAGCTCGCTGAGCTTTTTTTCCGAATCCTCAATCGTGTCCAGCGCGGCACGCAGCTTAGCCCTTGTGGCAGGATCCTTCTCAGTCTGGAACCGCACCTGCCGCTCATTGCCAGCGCTGCTCCTGCTATCCTCCTCTGCCATCTGCGCCGTCGTCTTCACCCCAGGGATGAATTTCGCGACGACGTCCCTGAAACCGTTTTGGATGGCCCTAAAAGTATCGACGGCTTCAGTGAACGCCTTGGCGCCTTCTTTGAGTTTTTCACCCAAGGTGCTAAAGTTCGGCCCAAACCACTCCGTCAGCTTGTCGCCGATCCCCTTCAGCAGGGGTTCGATGGCGTCTTTGCGGAACACCTTGAGGAGCGCCGCCATCGGGTCATCCATGCCCTGGAACATCTTGTCGAGACCTTGCTGAATCGTGTTGCCTTTATCGAACATCTGCTGGAACATTTTTTCGATCTGCTCCGCCGCCTTCGGAGAGTTTTCAACAAACCCCTCCAGGAACTTATTCGCCATTCGATTCAGTTTGGTTTCCAAGCTTCCAGCACTCTCGACCATCTTCTGAATGGATTTGTCAAAGAGGTCTTCCGGTTTTGCAACGTCCTTCGGCTTGGGGAACATCTTCTCGTACATCTTCTCGCCGTCTTCACCCAAAGACTTTAGCACCTCGGTGAACTGAGGCCCGAAGGACTTCTGCAGCAGGAGCCGCATACGTTTGGCACCGTCGCCGCCCTGCATCAGCACGTCTTTGAAGGAGGCTCCGATGTCCTTGAAGTCGCCTTCCGACGCCTTCCTGATCGCCTCGAATCCGGCTTCGACGCCATGTCCGGAGCGGGCGAACATCTCCATCAGCTTCTTGGTTTTGTCGTCGAAGTCGTCGTCCACGCCGGTGAACACCGAGTCAAGGTTCAGCGCCAGACCTTGAAACTGCGACAGCATGTCCGTCGCAACCTTCATCGCCTGCTTTGGCATCATGCCCAATTGCTTGGAGAGCACACCGGCAGCCTTGGCCACGCCAACCGTCGACGGTCCGAGTTTATCCTTGAAGTTTGCGCCGAGCATCAGGGAGGACATTCTTACGCCCTCAACCAACTTCGGAAGATCCGACATCATTTCCGGAAGATCGAACTGCTGCTGGAGCCGGAGGACCTCCCCGCTGAACTTCTTGACGTCCAAGGAGGCCATGCCGAGAGCGTTCATGCTCTTGGTCATGGCCAACGATTCCTCTGAGACCATACCGAACGCCCTGGTCATCTCCAAGGACTGGTGCGTGAGGGCAACCCCCGCCTCGGTCTGCATGCCCATCGCTTTGGTTATCTGCAAAACCTTCACAGACGACGTGCCGGTTGAGTCGCCTGCCGCCCTGATGGCGGGCGTAAGTGCCTTCAGCGCATCCTCGTTGCCGCCGGTGGTGATCATCCACGAATTCTGGGCATCCCGCAGCTCACCAGCTTTTTTGAGCATGGTGAACATGAAGCCGGATGTTTTCTCGATCATAGGCCCGATCACCGGGATCGAGCCGACCAAGCTGCTAACTGAGGCGACGAGGCTTTTCGTGTCCCCGGCGCCGGTGAGCATGCTATTGCCGAGACTTAGAACGGCGCCGCCAGCCTGTCTGATTCTGCTGACTTTCTCTTTCTTGAGGGTGTCGTCAAACGCGACGGATGCCTTGGCCGCATCGGTTTCGCTTTGGGCCACACCATCCAGACCATTGGACAGTGCGCGCACTTCTTTCGCAGCCTTAGCAAGGCCCAGAAGTTCGAACAGAATCCCAAACGCGTTTGTCCCTTTGTCCATCGCTAGCTCTTCAACGATTCCCGAAGCTTTTCAATCAACCTACGCCGCCTCGATACGGGCATGCCCATGATAGCATCGTACGGCTGATGGTAGTGGTCCATCAACGCTCTAATGTGACCCTCAAAAATTTCCCTCGCGCCGACCGGAAAGAACAGCATGACAAGCCAGTCCCTCGAATACTTCTCCACCAGCGCATCCAGTTCGACTTCCCGGATGACGTCCTGCGGTTTCGAACCCGTACGTTCGAACGTCTCCGGAGTCCACGACTGGAAAGCGGGGTGTCCCATGCTATTTATTCATGTCCTTGTACAGAAGGTTCATGATCCCAAGATCCAGCTTGCTCTCGAACTCCTTCTGGCAGTTCTTGCACTGGACCTGGATGTCGCGCTCGAAACCGCCTTCGACCTCGTCGAACCGCTTCCGGAGCAGCGTTCGATCCTTGAGAGGCAGCTTCTTGACGTCGTCCAAGGTCAGCTTCGAATTCTCGTCGAGCTTCGCCACCCGCAACAGGATGGCCCCCGACATCATGTCGGCCCTCTCCAGTTCAGCGAGACGATTCTCCATCTCTCCCGTCAGCACCCGGCATGTGGCCTTCTTCCCGGAAGGCAGGCCCACTTCGTACTCCCGAAGCTTGGGATCCTTCAGGCCCTCAAACTGCAGGGTCAGCAGGTCCAGTTGATGCGTCCCGGACTTGCTGCAGCTGGGGCAGGTCGCGCCGAATTCGTAGGGCTCCGGAACGCTGGCCACCCGGATCATGAGCAGCAGCTTCATCCGATCAACGGACGTCAGTTCGTCCATGATCTTTTCCAGCTGCGGCTTGTCCGTCACCGGTCCGAGCTTCACCACGCAACCCGCCAGCACGCGGTTCATCCGAACATGGTACGGAAGCCGATCGTCACCGATCGCGTCCTCCTCGTACCCCGTCATCTCGCGCATCTCCACGCGCTTGTGGATCGCACCTTCGGGGCCAAGCCAGCCCGTCGGCAGATCGAACACCAACTCTCCCGCCATCCTAGACCCCTTTCTGAATATCCTTCGCCCACTCCCACAGCAAGCTACGAATTGCCGTGGACGCCGTCATGTCGCGTTTCTTGCACCACTCGCCGAACTTCTCGAAGACCGGCTTCGCCACCCACACGTTGGTCCGCTCCGGGGGCGACCCGTTCGTCGCAACCTTTTGGATCGTGTCCCATTTGCGGGTGAAGACCGCCTCCGACATCACCTCGCGCACGATGTCCGACACCGACCGGCCGACCGCGATGGAGATCAGGTTGAGATCCTTGATGAACTCCTGGGACAGCGGGACGTTCCACCGAACCTTGAGGAACTCGGCTGCCGCCTGTCCCGCGCGGCTTGAATTGTTCATCCGGCATGTCTGGCACAGTGTCACGCCGTTCACCAGTGACGTACGGCCGCCCAGAGACTTGGGCGTCAGGTAGTAGACCTGGATGGACTCCTCGCTCTTGCAGACCGCACAGGCATTGCCGTCCCTCTTCAGGACGGCCCGCTGCCAGTCCGCTGCGCCCATGATCGCGTCGTCATCGAGCATTATGTACTCAGTTCCAATTAAAAAATAAGGCTACGCGCCAGTGAACGGAAACTGCTGCATGTAGTTCGCATGAATTACCAGCTCGGCCAAAGAAACCTCCGCGCTTGTGGCGTCCAGATCACTGGCCGGTTTCACCCGAACCGGGATGCATTCGTGCAGCACCCACCGCTTGGCCACTATCGGGATCGCGGGCTTGATCGTCGCCGTGACCACGTCACCGCCCCTAAAGGTTGCCGTTCCAGTCAGTGTAGCCGACCTCAGCCTATCCTGCTGCGGTCCGGGGTACAACGCGGGTTCCTGCGCTCTGTGCAACAGTTCAATCATAACCGTTTTCCTGGCTATGTCACCGGTAATCGCACCGATCGCCCATTGCCAGAAGGAGGAGTCGAGCGTTGTTACCCCGCGCTCCAGCGTCACCTCATCCAAGGAGGCGCCGGTGATGACCTTCCGCGTAAACGGCCAAACGCCCTCTTGGATGTCCTGCGTCGTAATGCTCACGCTCGGTACTGAAACCTTGGCGAAACTCCCGAACGCGCCGCCGAGCAGCGAGGTAGCAGCGCTGGCCAGGATTGCCAAGCCTGGTTGGCTGCCGCCGTCCATGATTATCGCTCGAAAGCGGTAATTCTGGACGTGGTCCGTGCGGATGGTCCGCGCCATTACTCCCCCAACTGCACAGTATGCAGTTAGCCGGTCGTGATCTTGGTCCCAGTTCCCTGGACCACGTTCGAGCTGATCGTCTGGCCGAGGCCGCCGCCGGTCCGCTGGACCTGCAGTTCCTCGAAGGCGATTTCCAGCTCCTCGATGGCCACCTCGGGGCTGTTAGCATCCAGATCGCCCGTGGGCTTCATCCGGACCGCGAAGGCCTCCTTGAGGATGTACCGCGCGGACGGCTGCTTCTGGTCCGCCCGGTGGAAGTGCTGGATCTCGATCGTGGTGCGGTACTCCTGGCCATTGATCGGCTGGAGCATCCAGTTGAAGAAGTCCGTGGCCGATCTCGCAACGCCACGCGAAAGCGTGATGTTGGAGAACTCGGGAATCCCCGGATACTTCCGCGTGTAGACGTACAGACCTTCGCGGTACGTCACTTCAGCCTGGGTGAAGTCCGGGATGGACACGGTCGAGAAACCGGCCGCCGGATTCAGGAAGTTGGACGGCTCCGTCACCCGGAACTTGAACAGGTGAAGGAAATCGGTCGCAATCGCACGTGCCATAAGAACCCCCTACGCCTTCTTCTCGTCCGTCAAAACCTTGGGCGCCTTCTTGCCGGGCTTCAGCTTGCAGATCACGTCCTTGATCGAGTTGCCGATCCACCAGCCCAAGCCCAGGCCGATCCCGGCCACGAACCAGCTGGCCAAGTGCATCGAGATGCTTTTCAGTGTCAGTTCCATCTTACCTCTCCTAAGTCGTCGTCGCCTGAACCTGCTTCTGCTGGATGCGGATCATGATGAACTCAGCAGGCTTCTGGGGCGCGATACCGATGTCGATGTTCACAATGCCGTCTTCGATGTCCTGGGGCGTGTTGTTGGTCTGGTTGCAGGTCACGAAGAACGCCTCTTCCGGGGTATTCCCGGCGAACATCTTGACGTTGAACATCGACGTCAGAACGCCGTTGAGGGTCATCGAGATCCTGGACCAGAGGTCCGGCCCGTTGTTCTCGAACAGGGCGAACTGGGTCTCGCGGAACAGCACCTTCTCCACGTAGATGAAGGTCCGGACCACGTTGATGTAGCGCCACGCCACGTCCAGGCTGCCCGTCCGGACACCGAACACGATGTCGCCGGTGGTCTGGGACGAGAAGTTGGCGTTGATCCGGCTCTGGTACAGGTTGTCCAGATCCTGCCGTTCCAGCTGACGCTCGATGGCGAAGATTCCGTTGAACCGTCCGTCATCAATCCCGGCCGGAGCCTTGGCCACGGTCCGCTTGAGATCCGTGTTGGCATAGATCCCGGCGATGTGGCCCAGGGGCGGAATCGTCCGGATGCCCTGAGTCGACTGATCCAGAACCTTGACCCACGGGTAGTACACGGCAGTCTTCCGGCTGTTCCGGGCGTAGTCGTTCCGGATGAAGACGATCGCTTCGGCGGGCGTCAGGGCCGGGGGCGTCGTCAGGATGGCGAAACGATCCAGCTTGGAGTCGCAGAACTCGGCCTCGTCCTGCATCACCTGCTCGTCCCCGGCGAAGTCCGGGAGGATGATGTTGACGATGTCCTCGACGCGGTTGAAGGCGAAGATGCCTTCCTTGTTCGCCGCAAGGAGCGGGTTGGACACCTGGCTCCGGGTGATGACACCCGTGCCGTTGGTTCCGCCGATCAGGTCGACCGTCGTCTCTTGGTTCAGGTGGACGTAGGTGGCCGTGATGGGCTCGCCGGGAGCGGGCGGCAGCGAGAACATGAAGTTGAACTCGCCCGTCTCGTAGTTGACGACGTTCAGGCCGGAAACAGACACATCGCCGACCAGACCGCCGAACCCGTTGTCGTTCACGTTCAGAAGCGTGATCGCAGTCGAGATCGCCAAGCTGTTCGGGTAGCACTCGGGCACGGCCAGGAAGCCCGTGAACTGCGTGGTGACCCCGTCGCCCACGGCAATGATCTCGCCGGTGACGTTGGTGGCCAGCAGGTCATCCGGAATGCCCGCGATGCCTTCGACGATCTGAACGAGCTGACTCCCGCGCTGGTCATCGTTGACCACAACCGGCAGGAATGCCGGGGAGTTGGAGTCCGTCAGGTTGATCTGCTGGAACACTTCCTGCGCCAGATAGGCGCCGACTGCAGGGTCGAACTGCAGCACCTGAACATCGAACCGCTCCCAAACGGGGAGGGGCCCGGCGGTGTTCAGGAAGTCCGGGTCGCCGATGAACCGGAACTTGAGTTCGTTCCCCCAGATGCCGGGAGAGATCGCGTCGATGGTCCACTTGACCGGTCCAGGAACGGGATCCACCTCGGCCGCAGCCGCGATCGATCCGGCGGGAACCACGCGGACCACGAAGGCCCGGCGACCGCCGTTTTCGAAGAACGCCTGCGTCGACAGCGGGACCAGCGACAGGTCCGTCTCGCCGCCGAACTTGCGGGTGAACTCGTCGTAGCTCTCGACCAGGGTCGCCACGTTGACGGGGCCCTGAGACGTATAGCCAACAATGCCCATGTTGGAAGGAGACACCCCCTGCGGCACGCGCGTGGGAGCAACCTCCTGAACGAAAACGCCGGGACTCTTAGGAATCGCCATCCGAACCTCCCTCCAAGCTCCGCCGACTACGAGTTGGCTACCACCGTGACTACGGTCTGGGTCGGGGCATCACCAACTCGAATCAGTTTCCCCTTCTGAACCTGATCCTGCACACCGGGCCAGCTGTCCGCAAACGCGGCGATTTTGCCGGGCGGGAGGCTGGCCACATCCTTGGCCGGAAGCTTCACGCAAAGCGGATAGATGGTCGTGTTCTTGTAAAGTCCGAATGCGCTTGCCATGCCTCTCTCCTTTACGGACAACGCCTACTCTCGGTCGAGGTACCTGTGCATTCCCAGCACTTGCAGGACAACGCACGTTCCTTCTGGTACAGGGTCGTGCAGAACTTTTCCGCAGTCTTCCGGATCTCAGGAACCGACGAATCCAGCTCACCTTGCGTGGTGATCGTAACCGCGTACGACGGCTGGCGGTTCATGATGTCCGTGATTTCCGTGATCTCGGAGAACCCCTCCTGCAAGGCCAAGTACGATCGCGCGGCCCCCACACTATCTATGACCAGCATGTTACCGTATGGCGGGAACACACTCAAGACCTTCTGCAGAATCTTGTTCGCATCCAGCCTTTTTCGGGCCCAGATCTCGATCGTGTAGGTGATGTCGTACGGGAAGGCCCGGAGCTTGGTCTCCATGTAGGTGTAGCCCTGCCCCAGGCAGATGCCCGTCAGCGGATCAACCTTGGTGACCAATTTGGCGTTCGCCGCAGGCACGTTGTATTCGTTCTGCCACGCGAAGGCATGTTGAAGGGCCGGGGTAACGGAATCCCGGCGGACCAGGATCATCGGGATCTTGTAGGTCGAGAACACCTGCTCCGGGTTGGCGTAGACGACCGTGACCTTGTCCTCCTGGGTGCCCTGAACTCCGGGAACCCTGGTGAACAGGCGCGGGCGGTCGCCGATGACCGGATCCTGAAGCTCAACCCCCATCGTCCTCATGATCCCGCGATCATAGGCGCCGATGTCGACCAACCCAGTCGAATAGCCGTACGTGATCGGGAACTGAGTCCCGTCTTTGAACCGGCAGGACTTCTCCACGCAATCGGTCGGCTTGCAGGGATCGGCCATTACTCCCTCATCTTCTTTCCGATGAGTTTACCCTGAAATTGGCTGATCGAGGTCAACAAAGCCGGATCCATGGCTTTTGTCTGCCGGAAACCATCCTTCACCGCAGTGCCTTGGCCAGGCTCCAGCAGCATGTCCGTACCGACCTTGGCGGCGCTGGAGTTTAGGAACTGCTGAATCCGCCGAAGTACCGGACGAAAGATAGGATGGCCGCCACGAAAAAACTCTTGTGCAAGCAGGGCATGCTCCAAGTCGAAGACCGCCCGATTCTGAAGCTTGGGCATCCCCTTCTTGACGGGGATCTTGTTGGCTTTCAGTTCCTTCAAGATCTTCGGCATCAGCGTGCGAAGGGCCCGGCGCCGTTTCGAGACTACGCCAGGTGCCATGTTCCGAATCTTGGCCTTGGCTCCGTAGATGTCCCCGGCCACGCGCGGCAGGGTGTCCACGGTCCACGGCTCGTACTTCCGGAACAGGTCTGCCCGCAAAGCCATATTTCTATTGTTCGTGTGCCCGAACCAGATCAGCATGCGGGCCGCATTAAGGTGCCGTACGACGTTGGGCTGGTCTCCGTAAACGGCCAGCATGTCCCCGTTCTTGTTCGCGACGTACCCAACCTTCAGGCTCTTTTTGAAGCGCGGCTGCCACCAAAACTTGGGTTTCAGCTTCGTCTCCACGGCCGCAAGAACTTCGTCGCCAAGCTTGGACAGGACCTGCCGAGCATACGTATCAGCACGTTTGTCCAGCTCTCCGAGAGCCTCCATGACGTCGTCGAAGTTCTTGCTCTTCGTGATCACGACAGAAGCGTCTCCGTCAAACCTTTGGCGACAAGAATCAAGTCTTCGGCCGTCAGTTCTTCGGCGACATTTGGGGCGGTCAGAATGGTCTCGGCGTCCCGGCGCACTCTTCCGCACGCGTAGGCCAGAGCGCTGTACGCCTGCGCGTACGCCAAGCCTGCCGGATAGCCTTCCTTCTGGAGCCGTTTGGCGTTGCGGCGGAACGCGTCCACATTGCACGTGTACGCCATGGACACGCGCTTCTGCTTCTTACGTTCCGTCAGCAGCTCACGCAAGTTCACGAAACACCCGGACAGCGAACCGAATGGCCCGATCCCGTTCCATCGACCCCATATTCATGGCTTCCGCACGGAGCTGGGAAAAGAACTGCTTGCCCTTCAGCGTGTACTGGCGCTCGATCTCGTCCAGAGCCGTCGAGACCTCTGTGTTGTTGAAATCGATCTGATCGCCGAACACGGCGGCCAAGGAATTGATCACGCCCTCGGCCACCCCGTGGGCCAAGCGATCCTTGATGGCGACGTTGATGTCCATCCCCTGGCCCGGCTCGTCATCGGCCGTATCAGTGTCCACCGGCTTGGTGACTTCCGGCTCGGGAGCGGGCGCAGGCGCGGCGGGTTCGTCCGCCTCGGCGACCGCCGAGTTGGGCTTCCCCCAGTGCTCCAGAACCTTGGAGAGCTTGTTCATGGACCCCTTGAGGGCCTCCGTCTTGTTCTTCCCGCAGTCCTTGCACTTGCACGTGCCGTCCTTCGGGCATTCCCCGTCCTTCTCCAGCTCCTCGAAGGCGCCGGGGCCTTCGACGGTCTTGGAGTCCTTGGTCGGCTTGCCGGGAGGCTGGTACTGCTTGCGGCCCTTGAAGGCGTAGTTCTGCTCCGCCGACTTGGCCAAGGTCACGTCCATGACCTGGGCCACCTCGGGCACCGGTCCGGCAGCCTCCGCCAAGGTCCCGCAGGCCGTCTTCTTCAGATCGGCCATGAGCTTTGCGATCTTGTTCATACCCCCCTCCAGAGCCAGCACCTTTTTCGTCTCGTTGATCCAGCCGTTGATATACGGCACCGCCACCCTCGGCCAGCCTGGACTAGAATCCCGGCCGCCGGGGCGGAAATCCTTAGCCGTTGACACCGAGTTCCACCTGAACCCTGGTCAGCACGTCCTGGAGGGCCATCTGCAGCTCAGGCGTGATTCCCATCTTCTTGGACATG